GAAAGAGGCGGCATTGCTTACGTCCCACTTGAACTTGACCTGAGCCTGGAGCAGCCCGAAGCCGTCGGCCTCGACCTGCCAGCCCGCCTGGGGCTTGGGGGCAAGTAGGGTGTCGCCGTAGAAGAGTAGGGAGTTGTTTGGCATTATCGTGTAAGTCCGTCCGGGGGTCGGGAAGGCACAAGGTCTGGACGAGTGTTCTGTGCCGTCTGCTCGGTCGCGGTGGCGATCCGTTCAAGGGGGGTGAAGGCCACGGCTCCGAAGATGTCGCCTCCGCCCATCTGCTGCATCGAGGAAGCCGCTCCGGCTTCGGCGAGGCCGAACGGGGTGAGTTTCTTTCCGCTTCCTTTGAGCTGCTTGTCGATTTCCGCTTCTGCGGCTGCGCGTTTTTCCTCGGGATAGAATTTAAGGACACGCTGCTTGATCTCCTCGTTCGTCATGTACTCAGGAGAGTTATTGATTTGACGACGAATCTTGTCCTCCAGTTTTTCAAACGGGTTCCAGAATCCTGGGCTTGCGATATCCTTGATAAACTGGGCGATGTCCTCCATGAAGGCATGGAAACCTCCGATGAGGTCGATGAGGATGTTCTTGATAGACCGCCCGACATTGGCGAGCATATCAGCGAGGCGAGCCGCAGCAGAAGTCCGTTCCTCTTCTGCGTTGTAATAAGACCTGGAGGCTTCGTCGATTGCCTTTGAGCCAGCCTTAATGATCGGCAACAAGTCCTTGAATGAGTCGCCGAACAACTTCGTTCCGTAGTAAAGCAGCGTGGCTTCGTCCGTGCCGGCGGCATACGCATCGGCAAGGTACTTTAGTGCCTTCTGGTGGTTGAAAGTGCCGTTGGCCACCTCGTCCATGCCGACGCCCATCTTGGCGAGGATGTTGACAAGCTCGCCGCCCTTGATGCGGGATTCTCCGATGCGGCGCGTGAACTCGACCAACGCCTTGGTCATGGAACTAAGGCTGACTCCGAACGCCTCTCCGATTGCTTCGACGTTTCGGACTTGTCCGATGCTCAGGCCGGTCGAGATGGAGGCCAGGCGGATCTGCTTGGCGTAATCGGCGATCTCCTTGACCTTGGCGAGAGCGGCGGAAAGCATCGCACCGAAGGCGTCGAAGAACGCACCTACCAATGCTCCGATGGGGCCGGCGACCATGCCTCCGATGCCTTGCAGGGTGCTGAAAGACTTTGCGGTTTCGGCGAATGGATTCTTCGCGCCACCTTTGCCCATGTTGCCGATTGACTTGCCGGCTTCGGCAAGACCCTTCTCCAACTCCTTCTGGTCTAATCCGATTGTTACTGATAGGTCGGCCATGGCTTATGGTAGGTTGTTCGCCTTTTTGTAGGCTTCAATACGGGCGTCGAAATTCTTTAAATCTTCCTCTTCCTCGGTGGAGAGGACGTCAATCTTCGCGCCGTTGAAAAGTGCGTGGGCTACGGTCATCCAGACGGCTTCGCCTTCCGGCATCGTCCATGCCTCCTCCAGGCTGCAACCGTTGCGCGTCAGGGTCGAGACGCAGGAGAGGGTGAAAGGAATGCGTTCGATCTCTTTGGCTTTGCTCTGGTTTTCTTTCTTCCAGAACTTCGGGTAGGAAAGAGAGGCCGAAATGCAGCCGACGATACGGCCGATGACTCGGGAACGGTACTTCCGGCTGATGCTAAGGAGCATCAAGAAGAACTTGTCCATGAGGCTGAGAGGGCTGACCATCTCGCACTTGTCATGGGTAGACAGAATCTTGACCGCAAGGATGACATCCAGCGCGGTGAAGGTTCCGCCTTCAGGCTTTAGGAACGGAGAGTCGATGGCCTCCAAGGCCACCCGGTGCCGCAGGCTGAAGGCACGAAGCGTCCTGCCGCATACCTTGTCTTGGTAGGGCAGGACGGTCGTGGCCTTGAGAAAGCGAGCATCCATTCGGGATGCCGCCTGGTTAGGCGATCTCTTGGTACTTGACGGCTTTTACAGAGACCTTGCGGAAGTCCTTGTTCGTACCCTTATCCTCAATGTTCTTGATGATGTAGGTACGGCCTCCCCAGGTCATCTGAGTCCCGTTGGTCGGGATATCGTCGGAAGCCTTGAGGACGCCTTCAAGGGTAATCTCGACAAAGCGGTCGTCGAGCCGGTCGGTGATCACGACGCCGTACTCATCCGCGACTTCGACGTCGAGCTTGAACGATTCGGCGATGGAATCAGACTGCATGGTCATGTAGGTGCCGATACCACGAAGACCGAAGAAATGGGCTACGCCGTAATCAATTTGAGAGGGCATTGTCGTATGGGGTTAGCCAAGTGTCAAGGGGCGGGGGGCATGACGCCCCACACGGTGTATTCGATGGCGTTTCCGTACCGACGCTGGCTCATGCCCTCCTCGTCGTTGGAAATCCACAGGTCGTAGAGTTGTCCGTCCGTGGTCGGGTTCCAGAGTGCCTTCAGGGAGATGACATCGCGCATGGCCCCGATGACCTCGACGACCCTGGCACGGTGGGTGTCCAAGGTCTCGTCGTCGGCCGAGGAATAGACGTAAATCTTCACCGTGGCCTTGTAGTTGCCGAGGGTGTTGGAGCCGAGGTCGTCGACCGCGCTGCTGGACTCGGCGTGGACGATGATGATCGGGATGACCCGGATGTCGTCCGTGACGCCCTTATGGACGGCGACGCCGGGGAACAGCGGCGCGAGGTACTGGGCCACCCTGTTCTCGATGGTGGTTCGGAAACTGAAGAATTGAGGGTTGGACATTAGGGTGTATTGGTAAGGGTGAATCCGCCCTGCATACGGCGGACGACGTCGAGCAGTTTGCCGTGGTTACGGGGAGCCTGGAGGTGCTTCAGGATGGCCACTCGCATTGCGAAGGCACGGTGATCCATGGCCATACGCATGAAGTGGTAACCTTGGCTGTAGTTACGTCCGACGGTGGATCCGAGTTTGATGGTAGGGTCGGCGACGCCCAGGCGGGGGGCGTAGACCGACGTCCCTGCACCTTGGTTGGCAATCCACGCCGAAGTGGGCATACGGCCGAGCTTGAGGCCGGCGTAGTACCAGCCGGACTTGAGTTTGCCGACGCGCTGCTGGACTCGCTTGATGTAGGACTGAACCGGCTTCCAGTCGTCGACGTATGTGATAGCCATTTTATCGCTTTCTTTTACCTTGTAAGATGGCTTTCCGCGACGCCGTTCGTGGATCGTCTTGATGGCGGCTTCGGTCGTACCCATGAGGAACCGAGTCCTCGGACTACCCTGCTTGGACTCGATTTTCTTGAAGTACTCAAACTCGCCTTGCCCGATGATGCGACCCTGCTCAAACATCTTGAAGACGTAGTCTGGGTAGTGGGGAGGGGGGAGTTTAATCTTGGCGTTCACCCATGCCGAGAACACGCCGAGGTTGCCGGCGGAGGCCACCCCTGCCGCCGGGGCTTGGGCGAGCGGGGCGAAGATTTTGCGGACGTCGCGGTCGACGGAAGCACGGCCCTTGTCCCTCGCCTTATTGCCGAAGCCGCCCTCACCGCCTTTGCGGATGGACGGCTGCTTGCCCGAGAAAGGCGGGGTGAAGTCGCACATATCCTGCGCGAACAGGCGGGACTGCTGCTTCACGATTTCCTCGGAAGACTTACGCATGACCATCTTGTAGATGGCCAGGTGCTGGGCGAACTGGGTATAGTCAACCCTGACCCCCCTTGCTACCTCGACGACGAGGGGCATTACTGCACCTTGGTCTGAACCTTGACGATCACCCAGGCCGACGGGGTGCGGTCTGTCACGGTCATGATGCGGAACTCCTGCCCGCCATAGGCGACGACATTCCCGAACGCGATCAGCCCCGGATTGGCCAGAGCGTCGGCGCGCAAGAACTTCATGTCGAACGAGGTCTGGTTCATGAAACCGCCCGTCTCCAAGTCCTGCATGATGGCCGGTTGGGACATCAGGGCGTTCAAGGGTACTGGCGTCCCGCTGGGGACGTTTTTGACGGTCACGGCCTTAGGGATCTCGGAAAGGATTTCCGAGGCGTCTGCGGCCCATTCGTCAGTAATTCCCGACATGGGTTTAGCCCACTGTCAAAATAAGAAACCCGCCCCCCTGGCGTGGGGAGCGGGTCTCGCATTGTCGCTTTGGGGTGTTTTAAACCACCCCGAAAGGTTACGAAGTGAACGCGATGCGCTGGAGGGCGTTCGGGTTACCGACAGCCGAACCGACCAGCCAGAGGGCAGACATATTGTGCTTACCAGCCTGCCAGTTGTACCAGTAGCGGAGAGCGAAGGAGAACTTGCTGTCCTGATCCTGAACGACCATTTGCTCGCCACCGCCCGTGGTCGGGGTGGCAGGAACGCGGGTCACGATGACGAGACCTTCCTTGCAGGAGGCCACGCCGTTGAGACCTTCGGTGAAGGCGTCGCCGGAGACCGGGAAGCCGTTGTACTCGGAGACCGAGAAGCCGTGCAGTTCCTTGCTGATGGAGTTCTTCTGGATGACGTCGCTGTTGCCGTAGGAGAAGGTCTGGGCGACGGAGGGATCCTGAACGAGCTGGCCCATGGCGTCCGGGCTGATGAGCAGCTTGCGGCCGATGTGGGGCAGGTTAGCCTTGGTGAGGTTCTTCGCGGCGTTGGCGACGGCGATGCGGTTGAAGCCGCTGGTCGCACCGGAGTAAGCGGCGGTGGCGAAGTTGGCGGCGGTCACCTTGGACAGCACTTCGTCGAACAGGGACTTCTGGACGGCGTTGGCAATCGGGGCGAAGAAGAGGCGACGGAGGCGTTCCAGGGAGAGGGTGGACGCTTCGTAGTCGGTGAAGGCGACGTCGACATACTTGAGGTCGGCGATGGTCACCGGGACATCCGTCGAGACAGCGTCCGAGGGGACGAAGCCGTTGGCGGCGTTGAAGGTGGTGGCCGTGAAGGAGCCGGCGTAACGGGTGTGAACCGTGGTGCCGCGCTCGGCGACGTAGTTACCGAAGTCGGTGACGGCGATTTCCGTCAGGGGAACGAGTTCGGGGACGAGGGTACGGAGGGACTCTTCAGCGACGAGCTGGAGGGTCAAGCCGCCAATGCTGTTAGACATAGTGGTGTATTAGGGTGGGGGTTGGAAAGATTAGCGAAGGCCGGCGGAGCGGAGGATCGCCACGCGGTTCTTGCTGTAGAAGTCGGAAGCGGCCTTGGCGTCCTTCTGCTTGAGGGCCACCCATTCCTGGGTGATCTCCTCGTCGCTCTTGGGGGCGGCGGAGGCTTCGACGGGGCTGACTTCGACGGGCGTGACGCCGACCGAGGCGGCGATGGCAGCGGCCTTCTTGCCGGCGGTTTCCTGCGACGCGGCGATTTCCTTCGCCTGGGCTTCGGCCTTGGCGCGGATTTCATCGGCGGCGGCGAGCTTGGCCGTCAGGTCGTTGACCTTGGCGGTGAACTCGACGATGGCGGCGTCCTTGGCGGACATCGCGGCGGTCAGTTCGGCGACCTTGGCGGACAGGGAGGCGACTTCGCTGGCCTTGGCTTCGACCTCGGCGGTCTTGCCGGTGAAGGCTTCTTTCAGCGAGTTCAGGCGTTCTTCGAGCGTCATGATGGTTTTAGCCAAGTGTCAAGCCTTGGGCTTGCAGTCGGTGTCGACAGGGGGGCATCCCTCGTCGGGGATTTCGGGTTCTTCCTCGTCTTCGTCGGAGTCCGAGCCGTCCTTTTTCTTCTTCTTCTTTTTCTTCTTGTCGTCGGAGATCGGCTCGACGCCGTCTTCGTCGTCACCCTGCTCGGGCGAGACTTCCGAGATGCGGACGGACTTGATGTCGCTGGCCTTGAGATAGCCAGAAGGGCCGGTCGACGGCACCTGCTTTTCGGCGCGCTCGTACTTGGCGTACTCCTCAGGCGAGATGGCCATCAGGAGGTCGTCGAAGGTGTTCAGGATGCCGCTGATGAGGTTCTTCTCTGCGGCCTTCTTGCCAGACCAGCATTGACCCTGCATATCGGCTTCGTCGGCGTAGGTGCGGACGGCCTTGATGTCGCCGATGAACCACTTGTGGGTCTCGTCGACGTCGTCTTGGAAGAGCTTCCGCTGCTCGGGGGTCATCGACGTGCCGACGAAGCCGGCACCCTTCGCCCAGCCGGCCTTGATGAGGTCGACCGTGATGCCTTCCTCGGCGTAAGCCGCCTTCATGTCGTAGATTGGGATGTAGACGCCGATGGAGCCGACGACGGACGATCCGCTGGCATATACCTCGTCGCATTGGCTCATGAGCCACATGGAGGCGGAGCAGGACTGCTTGCACGTCCAGCCGACCGTACGCTTCTTGCAGGCACGGATGCGGGAAGCCAGCTCGGGGACGCCGGTGACGGTGCCTCCGGGGGAGTCGAAGTCGAAGATGACCACCTCTACCTCGGGGTCGCGTTCGCACTCCTCAAGCATCTCCTCAATCTCCTCGACGTCGACCGCGCCCATCATCTTTTCCAGCTCGGTGAGGCCGGAGCCGATGACGCCCTTGACGGGGATGATGGCCAGGTCACCGGACTTGACGAGCATCGGCCTGGGGCCGAAGAGCATCGCCATCATGTCCTCGATGTCGCCGTTGGCCTTGAGGTCGGCCGGCGAGAGTTCGGCCACCTTGTCGAGGTAAGCCTTGGCCTTCGCCGGCTCGATGAGAATCGGCGCGTAGGTCTTGAAGGCGTTGGAAAGGGAGTACATAGGTTATTCGTTGGAAGTTTCGTCGGCGTCTTCGTCGTCCGGGTCGACGGTAACTTTTTCGCCGTCGTCCATGAACGTCTTCGCCTGACTGTCTCCGACGGAGGCGTTGATGTCGGCGGGGCCGACGTTCTGGGGCTTGTAGAGCAGCGAGAGCGGGACGTCGAACTCCTTGGCCAAGTCCATGAGATAACGCTTCTCGGCGGCGTTCTCGCGCATCTTTTCCTTGGGGTCGAGACCCTCTTCAAGGAAGTTGTCCGTGAGGTTCTTGAGGCCGGACTCGATGTCCATGCGGTTCTGCTGGGCGTCGCGGCCGGCGTCGACGGTGACGCGGCGGGGGGTCGTCCAGGTGACCTTCGTCCAGTATTCGTTGGACGGAAGATAGCCTTCCCTGATCGCCGTGCCGATGACGTAGCCCCAGACTGGCGTCAGGAAACGCTGCATCATGACGGCTTGTCGGTGCGAGAACTTGCGGTCGGCCTTGGCTACCACGAAACGCATGACCGCGCCGCCCGCCTTCGTCGGATTGGCTGTGAATTCGTAGGGAAGCATCCCTGCGAGGGAGTCCCGCTCAAGGTGTTCGATGAATCCGTCGAAGGTCTTGTTCGGGCGGTTCGACTCGAAAGATTCCAGACGCTCGCCGGGGGCGAGTGCCAGCACCTTGCCGCCGAGGAAGGTCGAAGCCTCGCTCGGGTCGGTCATGCCGTCTCCGTAGTCCTGCGGACGCATACCGAACGCCTCGAAATCGGACTGGGTGCCGTCGAAGTTCGGGTTCTCACGGGTGATCGTGCGCGTGATGTCCGAGGCCGTCTTCACGGCGAGTTTCTCCAAAGAGAGAATCTCCAGCATATCGACCAGGTTGTTGATCGAGTGCTGGAGAGGGCTGTAAGCCCTTGCCCCCGAAGCAAGCTCAGGTTCGTACAAGTGAAGAACCGCGTTTGCGGGTACGAGACGGCTGGAGCCGTCAGAGCGGATTACGTTGTAGGAAATGGGCTGACCGTAGGGGCCAAAGAGGATTCCGTCCACCATGCCAGGAGGCACTTCGTTGTTGGACGAGTTGCCGACGCGGTGGCTTTCGATGACTTGCAGGCGGGGTTCGCCGCCTGGGCCACGGGTCTTGATGATGAAGCACTCGCCGTCGCGATCCATCAGGCGGCAGCAGATGTGCTGGAGTTCAAAGAAAGAGAATCGGCCGGTGATGTCGCAGGCGCGGGAACCCCATTGGTTGAAGTACGCCTCGGCGGCGTCGTCCCACATCTCGTCGCCCGACTGGGCCTGGGCCTTGATGCCTCCGCCGACGGTGTAGAGGGCCATGTCGGCCAGCACCTGACGGATGAGTCCCGCATTGAGTTCCAGCCAGCGCATCTTGCGCGTGGTCTCCATGCGGTCGAAGACCGTCATGGTCTTCTTGAAGTCCTGCGGCCAGGACGACCAGATCCACGAACGCTTGTTGCTGAACTTGGCGGACTCGAAATTGGAGAAGATGCCCGGGCCTGAGCCTCCGCCCGTCGCCTGCTTCACGGGTGCCGGCGTAGCGGCCACCTTAGGCGTCTTGGGTTTCCTGACCTGCGGCACGGCAGGCTTGCTGGGCTTTTTGGGTCGCATCAGAGTCCTCGGAAGTTATTGAGCATATTGATCACGCGGACTCGGTCGACGGCACCGTAGGTCTGCGGGTCTTTGACCATGAGGGCGTAGCGGGCTTCGACGAGGACGGTGGAGATGTCCATCGGGAACTCCTTGACGACGCTGGTGCCGGAGTCGGAGTACTCCATCATGGTCTTCCCTTGCTTGAGAAGTTCCTTCGCTTTGGCGACGATCTCAAGGATGTCACAAATATCAAAAACGAGGAAGATACCTTGAGGGCGCGCCATTTGCGTTTAGCCCTGTGTAAAAGGGTCGTCCTGCCCTCCCCATGCAACAACACACAAGAGCCACCCGTGGTTCTTACTAAAGGGCAGGACGACTTGGTTGGAATGTGACCGACGGAGGAGATTCGTCAAGCGGTTTCTTCCTCCGCCTTCTCGTCGGGCTTGCGGTCTTCGGGCTTGCCGTTGCGGTTCTTGCCACGGCCGATGAGCTTCGCCATGAGGGCCGGAAGCATCCCTATGACCTCGGCGTCCCAGAGGTGGTTCGCACGGTCGCCAATCGGAAGCCAGATGGCCTGACCGTTGGGCTGGCGGGTGCGGTGTTCGGACTGCATCTGCTTGCGGTACTCTTCGCCGGCGTCCTCGGGGTAGGTGTGGTGGCCTGCGCGACGCAGCCGGGTCATCGAGTCCTTGAAGTACAGGTTTGAGAAGATGTACAGTTTGCAGGACGTCTGACCGACTTGGATGACCTTGGCACGGGCGTAGGGGCGGTAGGCCACCTTGATGCCGTAGGGCGTCTGGATACGCCACGGGAACTCGTTCTGGCCGGAACCCTTGGTGGCGTTCCAGGCGAACTTCGCGCACATACGGTAGACGCTGTCCGTGTTGGGGCCGTCGCCGGAGTCGACGAACACGAACGAGTCCAGAACCTCCAGTTTCCGCTGGGCTTCCCGCAACTGGTCTTCGGTGTCGCAGTAGCCCCATTGCACCATGCGGGACTTGCCGTCGACCGCCCAGGCACGGACGACCCAGTAGTAGCCCTTCCGCTGGACGTCGACCGCCATGAAGCGGAGCCGTGCGAACTGCTTGGCCTTCTTGTACTCGTCGCGGAAGGGCGGGTCGGTGAGCTTTCCGTCGACCATGAAGCCCTCCTGATCCCATTGGTCGAGCATCTTGTAGCCCTGCGGCATGACTTCGCCGCTGCCGTCGTCCGGGTCGTCGGCCCATGAGAGGGCGAGACGCTTCTGCTTGAATTCGCGGCGGGCGACGTCGTCGCCGTGTTCCTCGAAAGCCTGCTTCGCACGGATGGCCATCTCCGCGAGCTTGCCCCAGTCCAAACCCCATTGCGCGCACAGCGAGTTCCAATGGAATCCGACGACGCCCTTCGGGGCGTTCTGGTTCATTGGGATGTACTCGCCGGTGGCGTTCAGCTCGGCACGGACTTCAAACGAGTCGCGGTAACGGTGCTTGCACGACTTGCACTCGTAGGTGCAGCCGGCCTTGACCTTGTCGAGGTTCCAGCCGTTCGGTTCCTTGGCGTCCTCGGGATAGATCAACTGCTCCCACTCCCACGCCTGGCGCGTACCGCATTGCGTACACTTGAATGTCCACTCGCGGCGGTCGGACTGGTTCCAAAGGTCGGTGATGTCGTCGCCTTCGACGCCGCCCTGCGAGACCAGCAGCGACTTGCCCTGCCAGATGAAGGCCGTGCGACGGGCGAGTGCTTCGTTCAGGTGACCCTTGGGCCAGAGCCAGACTTCGTCGCCGCCGAGGAAGCGGATGGAACGACGCTGGAGGTTCTTCTTGTTGTTCGCACCCAGCACCCAGCAGGTGTTCCGCTCGAAACGGGTCTTCTTCCATTGGTTGCGTTCGGCCTCGGTCAGTTTGGCCAGCGTCGCCGGCGTGGCCTCCCACATGGGTCGGAGCCTGTCCTTCTGCCAGTCTTGGGCGTTGTCGTCGACGTCCTGCAAGAGAAGCGTCGGCCCAGGCGAGCGGGCGGGGATGAAGGTCGACCAAAGTTCCAGCAGGGAGGACTTCCCCATCTGGACGGCTCCCATGACGACGACGGTGGTGATCTCGGGGTCGGTCAGCGGAGCCGTCCAGATGGGGAAGT